GTTTTAAATCCAGCATTTATATTAAATCTTCTATGATTATTATATAAAATTGTATTTGCAGCATGAGAAGATCCTACAGTACTATCAAATTCTCTCAAAACTCTAATTCTAGATAATTCTGGTTGAACATTTAGTACTTTAACTTTCTCAGATCCAATATCAAGAATATCATTTTCTTTTACATCATTGAATCTTCCAGAAACATCAAAGTATGTAACAATTCCAGTAATACTAGAATTACTGATACCACTACCAACTAAAGATAAAACATTAGAATTTCCAATTCCAATTTTATAGGATCCCTCTATTTTTGAAGATGATGTTGAGAGTCCTGTTATAGTTACAATATCAGTATTTGTAAAGTTGTGAGGATCGTTGCAAACTACTGTATAGTTTCCTTTATCATCTGAAGGTATTATTTCAACCCCAGTAATGTTAGTTGTAACTGCACTTATACTATTAACAGTTTTGCCTAATAATCTTGATACTTTTGCTCTAGCATTATATCCACTAGTCCCTTCATTATCAAAAACTATATCATCATTAATTTTATAGTTAGATCCACCAGTTTCAATTCCAACACTACTGACAAATCCTGGTATTGTTGCTAATATCTCTGATTTTTGATCAAGTTTATTTGGTATATTTAAATACTTATAATTAACTTTTCCATTTATTAAATTATATGGATCTGTGTTTCTGAACCAATTATTATTATTCAAATCAAAACTATCTTGGTTTGAATTTGATTCGAAGTTAAAATTATTAGGAACTCCTTTAAAATATTTTCCAATTAAATAAGGAAACTTTGGCCTCTTATATCCAGAAAAAGGAGGAGCACTATCTACTGAAAGAGTTTCAAATGTTGAAAAATATGCATAAGTTCCATTTGGAAACTCTGGAGTAACGCAAAATCTTCCGTTATTTTCATCTAAAGTAGATTCATCATTGGTTTTTTTGTATTCATAGTCCTCTACAAAAAATCCTAGAGGATAAATTGAGGTTGATGGACCATATTCTCTTGAAGATTTTTTCTCATAACCAGATTTTAGTTGAGTTACTGTTCCACCAGACTTATTAATATATCCATATGGACCATAAATTGGATATCCATCATATGCCCATCCAATTATTGGTGAATGATTATTTGAAGAAACTTCTGATCCTGCAACAATGGTTAAGTCTTTTTTACCATAAAGAGTCTTTCCAGTTTGATCTCTAGAAAATACGGACTCTCTTAACTTTCTTGGTGCATATAAATGAGAATATTGTAAACTTTTTCTATCCAGAGATGGATATATAAATCCATCATCGGAAGTAAAACTATTGAAGTATTTTTCAAATAAATTTACTCTCCAACTTTGTATTTCTGACTTGAATTTTGATTGGGATCCTGGAGAAATAACTGTTATTGAGGTTGATCCATCATTATAACCAATTCCACTCTCTATAACTTTAACTTCTATTAGAGAACCATTGTTGATAACAGGAGTCAATACAGCACCAACACCATCCCCATCCAAAACCAAATCTGGCGGAGAATTATACCATTTTCCACCATTTAGAACCAATACTTCTTCTATTCTTCCATCATTAATAATTGGTAAAACTTGGGCATCTTGACCAGTTCTTAAATTGATAGAAGGTTCTCTCTTTAAATTAATAATAGACGAACCATAACCAACTCCATTATTTGACAAATGAATAGAAGTAATTGAACCTCGAAATACTGGTTGAATGGAGGCTTCAAATGTTTCTGAACCAACAGAAGAAATTCCTATTTTTCCAGTTAATGTTACTGTTATTTCTGGATAATTGAATAGATGTGTTCCAGACCCAATAGAACTGATATTTAAATATTGTTTTGTTCTATAGTAAAACTCTTGATCATTACCGGGTCCAATAGAAGACAATTTAAAATTATTGTCATCAATTTTTGTCACATAATATTGAGTGCTGGTTGATAGTCCTCCAATAGGTGTTCCAGTTGATGAAACATACTTTACAATTTCTCCAGACTTATAATCGTGATTCTGAATCGTTATCTGATTTGAAGAAGTGTTTATTCCCGAAGATGTAGTGGTTCTTATCTTATTTTGATAATTAACCCCAGAAGAAACTACATTTACGGAACCAACGACGGATTTTTTATTAAATGATTTAATTTCATGTTTTCCAATTCCAAAAGAAGATAAAACAATAGTGTTTATACCAACAATTGCATCCGATTGCGTTCTATGTAATTTAATTGTAGTAGGATCTACAATAGAAACATAATATTCAGAATTAGTAGAAATTCCCCCAACAGAAAGTTGTGATTGTGTGCTATATATCACTCTTTCTGCATTTCTAAACTTGTGGTAAGTACCAAATCCAATAGTTGATAATGTACTACCTAAACTTACCTGTTGAGAAGCAGAATCCGCAAAGAAAACTGCTGAATGTTCAATCAATTTCATATTGACTGAAGCTACAGCATCGGTTCCATTTCCTCCAGTTATAGAAATAGTTGGTGTTTCTACATAATCAAATCCCGGATCCAAGATTCTTATATCACTAAGTGAACCTAAAACTGAGACATATCCTGTTGCACCAACTCCAGTACTATCATTAATTTCTAGTGTTGGTGGATTAATAACATCATAATTACTACCTTCAGATAATACATCAATACTATTCAACTTACCATAATAAACAAAATCTTTTGATTTGTAGTTTAAAATCTCAGTTCCATTTATCAAAATGCCATTAAATCCGGATTCTGTTTCATAAAGATCATTGGAAATTATTGGTTCTGAGATTTCTCTAAGAATTTTTTGTGGCGATAATATTTTCTGCGAGTTTTCATATAATTGAAGAATATTATTAGATACACTTGTCTGATTATCTAAATTAATGAAATTTGATTTTTCAATATCATCTCTACTCTTCGATAAACTTATCGTAGTTGAATTTATTCTCTTTACAAAATAAATCCCCTCAGAAAATAGCGATGAATTTATAACTTCATTTTGTATAGTATTACCTTCACCATCAATTATTTCTTGTACTATTTTTTCTGGGATATAATATACAGAATCTCCAGTGTAAAAATTATGATCTTTTGTCGATATTGTAAACTGGCTTCCTGAAAAAGTTCCTGAAAAAGTTACAGATCTATCTGTTGCATCTAAAGGTTGTCCATCATAGTATGGAATTGAATTTGAAGAAACTAAAATTTTAGATGCTCTTTCCCCAGTATCGGTAGAATCTGTGTATACATTTTGAATATTTGCTTGATAATCTGATACTTGTGAAAATGTATTAGATTGTCCCTTTAAAATATCTCTTTGTATAGTGTACTTATCGGAAAGATTTAATGTTCCCTGTCCCTTTATTGTTATTGAATTTTTTGACGGAATATTAATAACAAGAGATTCTTTGTTTACTCCATCAGTTCCTGTTATAGAAATTTTATCCCCTGTTTGGAAATAATGATCAACATTTAATGTAACAGTATAAGTTCCATTGGAAGAATCCACTAAAGAAATGAACTTAACTTCATATGTGGCGGCAACATTATAAAACCAATTTTTTGACACAAAATCTTTAGCAGAAGATCCCAGTGTTTTTATAATTACACTACTATTTGGTAGATAGTAGTGTGTATTATCTGGATATTCTAATTCTGATAATACTGAATTGATTCTAACTTGAACAGTTTCTATTGATCCATTCTCTGATACATATTCACTATATGCATAAGTATTGATTGCAACACTCTCTGCATCTAATATGGTTTTGGTTATATTAGAACACCCAAAGAATTGTGTTAATGATTTAGAAGTATATGGTACAATACCGGAAGAGCCATCACCATATCTTACAAAAAGTTCTCCTGCTTGCGGAAACCCAACAGTAGAATCAACATCAATGATAGATGAACCTATAGAAATATTTCCTATTACTCTTGTCTTTGGATGAACCAAAAAACCACCATATAAAGAACCATCTACTCTTAAGTCGCGGTTATAACCAGCATCATAACTTAGTTTGTAGTAAGTTTGTCCAATTCCAGATACTATTCTTTCTACAGAAGTAATTGGTGCATATGACTTTGAATAAATTCCACCATATTCATCTTGATACAAAACAGAATTTTTAAGTTGAAGTGGATCTCCTGAAATACTTTCAACTACTAAATCTTCAGTGACTCTGAAGTCAGCATTTGATGGCGTGAAAAGGTAATCGCTTGGCTTTATAACCTTTACATTTTCATTGTAAAGTGCTTTAAATAAAATTTCAAAAGATCTATCAGTTCCTCTACTTAAGTAAAAATCTTTGGATTGCTTTATGAAAAGATTTTGATTTAATTCTTGAGATAATTCTCTTTTATCGATTCCAGGTAAAACCTGAGTCTTAGTTTTTGATAAAAATTCTTTTAAAAATAAGTTACTTAAGTTTAATATTTCGGATCCAGATGTGTGTTCTTCGGAATCTGAAGTCGAAAATGTCAATTCATCTGGAGAATTATCTGATGTATAATTTGTTATTCCACTAAAACCCCTAATACATCCAGTAAATGAAGAACTAGTTTTTCCTGTATATGTGATAATTTCATTGTCAATTTTCAGCAATCCATAAGAATCTGGGAAACCTTGAGTTCCTGATGGTGATAATGATAAATCAACAGAAATTGTATCATCTACAAAAGATATATCTGAACCTAATACTACACTATCTACTAAATTTGTTGTTTCATTTAATTTGATATATTTGTCTATATTTTGAATAAGATCTACTGGAGCTCCTTGGAACTCTTGTGAAATATAATATTGCTTTAAAAATTCGGTAATCAGCGGAAATTCTTCTCTCACATACTGTGGGAGTTGATTTTGAACGATGTTATTGAACTGAACTCTTTTTTCTGTCATTTTATTGCGATCTTATTAACTTAAGGGAGGGTATAAATTTTAAATGAAATTAATCAAATTTCGCCAGTAGATCTAACTAACGCACCATTTGCATAACTTGAAGATGAAATATATGTTGATGCGGATGGGTCAAGTCCAGATGAAATGTCATCCACAACCATTTCAAAAATGCTGTTATTAATATCTAGTTGCAAATATAAATCCTGTAATCCAACCACATCATTTGAAAGTGGTGTTGCTGATAATTCTATGATTGTCTGACCATCTTTTATTTTTCCTGCTTGAATATTGATTGGATTTATTGTTATCACCCCACTTCTATAGTTTATATTACCTACATTTCTTCTTATTATTGTTGGTGATAGAGAATTTTCCGATGGAAGAGTGAATAAGAATAGAGATCCTGTAGTTCTATCTGTGTTTGGAACATCTGATAGATATACAACATTTTGAATTCCAGCAATTCTGAATCCACTAGACTTAATATTATATCCATCCATACTCTTTATATGGAAAGCATTGCCAAATCCAATTTGATATTCTGCAAAAGTATTTAAAGAGATCCTTAAATCTCTTCTCATTTGTACAGTTGTAATATTAGAGGTCACTGATTCATGGCTGTCATCAATTATTTTCAAGAACTTACTATATTTAAATCTAGCTCCGTACTTGTTGAGTTCTGAAGACTCTGAATACTTATTTGCATTATTTTGAATAATCGATGAAACATAATCTGCTGATGGTGCAAGATTTGTGTTGTAATATACTTTTGAATTAACTTCAAGGAATAGGTATTTAAGATCTAGAATTTCTGGGACTATACCCGCAACTGCATATTGCTTTAACTTAAGTTTGATATTTTCTTTTACTAGATTTGGTAAAAAGTCACCAAATCTTGGTTTGATGCTAATAAAAACTTTACCATACTGTGGAGGAATTAATTCTTCCCCACCAAAAACAGAGATTGATTCTGTTTCTGGATATATTCTTGAAGGTATTAATGTTTCATAATCGTTTGCAGTAAGTGCTCTGTTCTGTGAAGCATATATTCTTGGCGCAAACTTTTTAATAGAATCGACTGATTCAATATTTTCTCCACCAGAACCTATTAGACCTGTGGTTAATAAAGAAATACCTGAAGTAACAGTATATTCAACTGAGTTTCTATTATATGTCAATCTACCTGCAAATGTGAACTGACTAACACCATTTGCACTATCACCATTGGTTACAATATAATTTGCGGTAATATAGTTCTGATCTTCAAGTGCTTTTCCAAATATACCGTCACCAAATAATAATTCATATCTTTCGTCTTCAATTTCTTGGAGAAAATAAACTTTAGATTCGGAATCTACTGCAAATAAACTATCTTGTAGAGAATATTTTACTTGAGATGTTGCTTGCTCACTTGATCTTACAGTTACTGATATTAATTCAGTATCTACTCCTGCATTAGGTAGTATAAACCTCTGATTTATATTTCTAGTCGAGTATGTAAAATTTGAAGTTAAAAGAGTCCCTTCGTAAATTGAAATATCATTAAATGATGCAATATTGTCAAAAACTGGAACTGTAATATCTTCTAGAATTGAAAAGACAAATGATTGATTTCCAAAAGATCCTGAGGTAGATGCAATAGGACCTTTCTTTAAAGTTATTGATGATGGTGCAGGGGTAATTTCACTTGTATCTACAAAGAAACTTATTGTTGCTCTCGCAGCCTTTTTTGATCTTGGGATATATCCGATATTTCTTGCAAGTGCAACTACATTCTCTCTTAAAGTTGCACTATCAATAAACACCTCATTTGCAACCATGTTTGCATTATAAGATGTAATGTAAGTATTATATGCCAATACATCAAGAATGGTCGAAAAATTAGACCCTTCAAAATCATAATCCGTAAAGTTCGAATTTGATTTTAGATAATCTTTTAGTGTTGTTTTAATCTGGTTAAAATCCAGATTAGTAAAGTTTACTAATGGCATTTTTACCTAGTTGGTTGCAAGACAAATTGTAATTCTTGTGGCGGAACATCTGCTCCTATGACTTCATATGTAATGGTTAAGTCAAAAGCACCATTATCATAGTCTGGGAATGCTTGCACATCAATTAGTCTTACTCTTGGCTCATAGTTGACAATAGATTGTCTAACTTCATCAACAATAATAGATGCAGAAATATCGTCTACATTTTCAAATAGTGAATTTGAAATATTTGAACCAAAAGATTCATCAAAAAACTTCTCTCCTGGAAGAGTAAAAACAATATTTCTAATTGATCGTGCAATAGCATTCTCATTTCTGAGGGCAAGCAAGTCATTATTCAGAGGATTACTCTGAAAAGTCATACTTATGTCTTTAAAACCTTGACTTACCCTCTCTAAAGGCATTTTATACTACAAATCTATCTTATTTATTATGGATTTTTGACTTCATACAAAGGTTCTGTTCCGTATTCCCAATCATCATAGTCTTCATCATTACGAATTTTTGCATGTAGTTCATTTTGTAATGCAAAATCGTGCTTTTTGGGAGTCAAATCGTCATTTGCAATCTCACGAAGCATCTTTTGCTTTTGAATTTTATCTTCCCAACCATACTCTGATGCTAGAAATTCAGTTCCCCACTCAGATTTCATGAAATTTTGATCTTTATCGACTTTTTTGGTCATTTTTTTCTCCTGATTTGTTAGATCAGAACTTTTTACGGGGTTGCTATCCCGTTAATTAATGTAAAAACCCTCTCTTAAGAAGTCTTCATCCTTAATAAATGTAAAATCTTGTATTTTTTCTATTTTTTCTCCCTTCCAAACAGGAATTGCAATACTATTGCCATATCTAAAGTCTGGATTTCTCCTGAAATGCACTTCAATCAAATGATTATTAATAAATTCACAATTAATCCACTCATACTTACCCTTAATTTTATTTAAAATAATTGGAAAGTCAACATTCCTATTCAGCTTTACCCATCTTTTCCATTTATAGAATGGATCTTCAGGGTTTCTTTCTCCCATTACAACTAAATCAGACTTTTTATTATGAAAATCAACACTAATATGCTCACCTTCAAATATTTCACACCAAAATTCTGCAGGATGTAAATGTTCAGTAGAATTTTCAATCCACTCTATACGAGAAAATCGTCCCATACCAAGTAAATTAATACTTGGTCGGACGATATAATACCCTGGATATGGAACAGGCACCCCTGTAGGTCCACAGAGATGCCCGAGAAGATGATTTAAGAATAACTTGTTATATGCCCAAAGATCCTCATTATGAATTTGATTCCATTCTTCTGAAGAATCTAAAAGATGCATAACATTCTTTTCTAGTTATTTAACCTTTACCTTGTCCGCGATATCTTTTCTTACGGCCATTACGAGAGGTCGCACTCAATAGTGTACGAGCAGAACGACCTTGACGAGTTTTCTTAGGTGCTCCAGGTTGAAACAAATTACCTTTAAGTGCCATTTAAATTTCCTCCAGTTCAATTAAATTAGGATCAATATCATCTCCCGAAAAAAACTTTTCCGAGAGTTCTTGAAGGATCTCAGTACATTCTTCATGAGTGAGATCCCAATAAATCTTACGCCCTTTATAAAGGATGTTATACCTCATCAGATAATGCGAGTTTTTTCGTGTCCAACTCTAATACGAGGATCGCACCAGATATCAAATCCGGCATCCTTAGCATCAAGACAGAACGAAACATCTTCTCCACACATATCCTGAACATTTCCAGATTCAAAGATTTGCATCTTAGGAGCAAACCAAGGATATTCGAGATTTTCAAAAACACCCTTCTTAATGAGCACCCATCCAAAACCAGTGTAATCTACAGTGAATGGCTTACGACGCTTGCTGATCGATTCCACAGTCTCATGGTTCATGACTCCACCATTCTTGCGGAAATCATCCTCTTCCAACCAGTGTGCGACAGAAGTTGTGTGACCATCTTCAGTGGCATACCATCCAGCAACTACTTCGCGTTCTGTACCATCTTCTGAAAGTGCTAGATCACAAAGTTGCCAGAACTTGTTTGTATCAAAAACAATATCTGAGTCAATCCAAAGTTGATAATCATATTGTAGTTTGCCATCCCAAGGAATTTGCTTCGGACCCCTTAGAACATTTGCTCCAAGACACTTACAACGAGCAAAATTAACCATCGATGAATAATCTTGACTAATCTGAATACTCATTCCATTCTGTACCATATCAAAGCACAGTTGTACAAATGCTTTCAGAAAGATAAAAGAACATCCACGACCAGGAAGACAAAATACAATACTCTTGCCTTTCATTCTTTCCTTAATTGCAGCAATATCCCATTCTTGTTCTTTGGGTTTTGGTGCAGAAGCTTTAACAGTAAATCCTTTTGCCATAAGAGAAATAAACTTTCAGTTCAAATTTTAACAGTTTATATATGCATTGTCAATGTGAAGAGTTTAGAATAGTTTCCTTATTCACATACAATTCCTCATATGATAGATCATCAATACTATAGTCTGTCTTCATAAGACCTACCATATTCTTGAGGGTGCTCCAAGTTGCTTTGAAGTCTTCTTCCTTGATAGAATGAAATAAACATCTATCCTTTGCATATATGTGATAAACCTTTTCCATATAAAAAAATTTCCGGAAATTTTTTGTAGTAAAACTTAATTTACTATTGCATTATATATCAGTACAATCAAAAACCCAAGGGGGACTAATACAATTCTTCCCATACTCTTTGGATATCTGATTATCCAACCTGCAAGTATCACTCTCCAGAAATTCCAATATGGAGATCTTCTCATTTTTTCTTTCCGCCCTTTTTCAGAGTCCTCTTATCAGGCCTCGATGTATTTCCTTTGTGAATCCATTTGACGCCCATGTTAATCCTCCGGAAAATTTTTTTGAGATTGATACTTCGAGGTCGAATTGTCACCTCTGTAGGTTAGGGTAGTTATCGATTTTTATATAGGGGGCAACGCGGCGCGACGCTATAAACAACCGCCCGCAAATAACTGCCAAACGACTACTCTAACGCATAATAACATATGCGTGCCCCACTGTCAAGTAAGGCACGCACAGTTACTATCAGAACTCGATCATATCTGCAGTGGGTTCGTTATAACCTTGCTCAGAGGATTGATCAGCAACGATTGCATCCAGAATGGAAAGGATTTCGTTGCCAGTGTTACCTTGAGCCAGCAGAGAGGTGAGAACTTGCTTGGTCATGATGAAGAAGAAAAGTGTCAATTAGAAGTGAACAGTAAGTGTCTTTATAGGGCGCATCTTATTCCCTTGTGTATCAGACTAGGAGTTCGGGGTAAGTATCAGCAACCTCACGGATTAGTTGTTCGTCACTAATGTTGTCAAAATCAAATTGCAACATGTCGTATATCATCTCTTCCATATCTTTGCGGGTCATTTCATCAATGTATTTGTTGATGTAGGTATCAACAAGTTGGTCACGATTAGCAAGCATGGTCATTAGTAACTGTGTGTGTCTTAAGTGATAATGAACTCAGAGATCTTCGATCATGTCGTTGAGTTCGTGCCAGTTCAGCTTGTCACTGGTAAATGATACTCCATCGCGTGTCTTAGTGATCAGTCCTTCGATGGAATCTACAAAGTCCTGATAATCATCACAACGACGGGCGATGTCATACAAACCCTCATCATTCTGAATCCACAGTGACACATTCCAGGTCTCATAATTCGTCCAACCGTTATACTCTTGATCGGTTAGATTTGCCTGGTAAGTGGTGCTCATGGTTTCGTGTGGTCCTTACACTATTGGTACACTTTCAGGGGCCCAATATCAGTTACTTACGCCTTCCTGAATGTTATCAAGTACTGAAGCTATGACCTCCACACTGTCACGATCATTCTCCTCTAACTGTTGCATAACCTCTTGCAGTTGTGGTAGGATACTGATGACTAGCTGTGGCACTCTGATGATGCTCATTTCGCCAAGATTCTTATACTTTAGTGGTCTCCCGCCAGCACAACTTTTAGGGCGAAATTTGGCATCTTTCTTAGTCTTTTCGATGTGGCATTTATTACATAAAAGTTGGCATTTTGCGACTTCTTCTAACAAAACCTCCTTTGGTTTTGTATACCCTGCCGCAATATTAAATGACTTCGTAGATGGGTCAATATGGTCGAACTCTAATGATTCAGTGCAACCACATTCTACACACTTTCCACCCAACTTTTCTATTAGAATTTCCCTCACTAAGTTCATAGGTATTTTGTTATCATAATACCTAGTAATTATAGCATATTTTAAGGTATTATGCTATCAAAACTCAAAGTGCTGTTTTACCACCTATCAGGACGACTTAGGTCTTCCACATATGCTTCAACCTTCTCAGCTGGTTCCAACTTGAATACTTTCTCCCAGTCAAGTTGATGCGGGTCGAAGTCATCGAATACCTCAAATTCCAGGGTGACCCTATAACGCTGCTTCTGAGCTTTATGATACGCAACCGACATAAGTGTGCTCCGTGAGTGTTCTGTAGGTATTGTAAGATGTCCTAGGGTCATTGTCAAGACCTTGGGGATATTTATGCGGGATGGGTGGATTTTTTGGGGGGATCTGTGAGGATTTTGTGACCCTGGGGGTTGACAAAGTGCGGTCCTTATGTTATGCTCGCTAAGATCACAAGACCTCAGCACATTTATAAGGTATCAGCACACATACATCGACACATTATAAAGGTTTTAGAAGAGATTAACACCCCTATTTCTCAACTAAACACCTTATTGATTCTCAATAATAAACACTTATTGAGAACGATCTAAATCTCTTAGCTATAATTAAAAAAGGCTTTTTTTATTGATTTCCTAACATTTAAGACCTTAAATCTTAAAAATTGGTAATAAAAAAGAGAGGGTAACCACTCCCTCTCTCTATACACCTAACCACCCTTATTTGAGACAAATTATCTACACTTTACAGAGTCACTTTCTTTTGTAGATGAGGCAAACTCCTTCCTCACTATATGTCAGATAGTTGTCAGATCAGTGATAGTAATGACTTCAAGTTGTCTGATACTTTCATCGAAATGTTCTTCCCATTCCTTATACAATGCCATTGACTCTTCGATTAGATCTTGTTCGACAAGATAAGTGATTTGTTGTTGTACTTGCTCTAGAATGATTGCAAGCATTGAATCTTTTTGAAGTTCAGTCATTAGTTATCAATTAAGAGGAATAGAGTGAGAGAACTTATGACCAGCAAGATTACCGAAGTTTTGTTTCCGTGCTTGGTATTCTGACCTTGCTAGTATAACTTTGATTTGGTCACTGTTTGAGTCTTTCCAGATGAACTTTTTGAATGTTTTTGTCATTTGTCAGAGTGAAGAATGTCGATCATCTTTTGGTGAAACTTATCAGCATCAGTCACACATTCATGCGACAGAGTAGCATCTTCAATGTCGTATTGTTTCATCTCCAGAGTGTGAATCACATCACCCAGAAGTTCAGTTAGGGCAAACACTTTGTCGGTATCAGTCATCATTACTCAGTTCAGTTTGATGCCATCGTTGAAAGGAACATCTCCATACTTAGTAGACACAAACCATTCAAAGTTTTTCTGATAAACATACTCGCTATTTCCATGCTCAGAAAGAATAGCATTGAGACGCGACTTTGTGGTTGCAGTCTTATGTCCACCATCAAACAATTCCAACCAGGTATCACCTACCATGGCAATCAGATTGTTATACAGATAGACAAAAG